CTCCTGCGCTTCCTCCACCCGGCCTACGGGAGGCAGGGCGGCAGGCGCTTCAGGGCTGGCCGTCACCCCCGGCCCTGTGACGGCGCAAACCGCCATCAAGACGCGCCGAGCCAGCCACAAGAGGCCAACGTCGACACGACAAGACTTGGATTTACCACCCACCTCATGATACGTTCATGAGCAAACGGACTAAGAAGGTAGTTCTACCGTGCTACAAGCACACGCGTCTGCGACGCGCTAACGCTCCTAAAGCTGTTAGATCAAAGCCAGCAAAGCCGGCGCGATCATGCCAACGACCTCGGCAGCTTTCTTGAAGCCACCAAGGACCTTACCCAACGTTGACTTCTTCCCGGAATTGGCCTTCGCGGCCTCGTTGCGCAAGCGCTTCGCGGGATTCACGACCTCCTTGTTATGGTTGTCGTTACTAGAGAAGTGTTTCATCGAGTTGGCAATGTTGAAGATGATATCGGGAGCCATTGAGATTCCCGCCACCTCCTTGTGGAACGCGTTGTTAAGCGTCGTTCCCTCCAGGCCGAATTCGGCCGCCAGGACGATGTTCAGCTTAATGCTGGCGTCGCTGATCTTGGAGACACAAGCCAAATAGCTCGTGTTGGGCCCCGGGGGCACGCACTTCGCGTGCATACTCATTTCGTAACGAGTGGCCGGGACCCAGACGCCATAACCCCCATGCAAGAGGGGGCCAGTGTAGCTGGCGTCGTCGCCTCTGGACCCAAAGTAATCGATGAGATCTCGGTGTTCAACTCTCTCGCGAGGATTAACTCGCGTGATGCTGATCGTGCCCCCCTGAGAAACCTGGGGGCCCGAGTACGAAAAGAGTCCAGTCATCTGTCGCATCGCGGCCATCGTGAAAGGGATGGTCTTGTAGACAGACAAATCGTGCACTGCTAGGGCACGATAGACGTCAGGATACTGGTATGTAGGTGCGTAAGCGTTCTCGTTGTAAGCAATTGCTGCGAACTGGAGCGTTCCCGATACCCTCATACTAATGGGGTTAAAATCGGGTTCGAGGTCAAACGTCACGTACTCGGCGTTGGCAAACGCCGTCAGGGCCACTGAAAATATGACCCTGTCACCAGAGTGGAATGCAGAGCCTAGGGACGTCGTTGCGAGCAACGTCTGCAAAGGCGAACCGTCGGCGGTTCGAGTGGTTATGCGAAGTGACCACTCATCAGCCAAGCCAATCTCAACGTTCGGGACTAGGTAAAGTCCGCCCGTGACGATATAACTGACCGCCGCCGCATTGGCTAGCCAGGCCTGATCAAAGATCTGGTAGCCCAACGTGTTGGGGGTGTCGTCTCCCACATAAGGGTACAACCCCCTCTTCCCGCCGCTCGCCAGGGCCGTGAAACTGCTCAGGTTCCAGTAGTCGGCGCCATCTGAGTTGTCGAGATCGAAGTCTACAGCCCAATGTTGTTTCGGTTGGGGTCCTTCCACCGTCGTCGCAACCTCGAACACCAGTGGGTCCCCCGAAGTGGACATCACCGGATGCTCGGGTGTTGGGTGCAACAACGTTTGGTTGTAATTCCTCCCTGTTAACGTGGACCCAAGCTCCTCGGAGTAGATCATCTCCAGTCGTTTCCGATCGCTCACGAGAGCCGTGGGCCCAGTGGGCTCGACGGGGCTCCTGCACGCTTCGCCCGTGAACATCGACTCGAGGTACGGGGAGCTGAGCTCCTGCGCCACGAGTGACGCCATGGCGTTCAAACCCTTGGCACCCTCGTGAGAGGGGGGCTTGTACGCGCGCACCGTCTTCTTCGCTTGTTGGGCTTTTGTTCTTGCCATACTGCATCAAAGTTGTTGTGGTTTATCTCAAACCACTTACACTCCAGGTTGACTCGGAGTGTATTGCGTGAGAGGGCGCTCCCCAATAATAAATAAATAAATAAATAAATAATTGGATGCACTATCCGGGTGACTTCCTTTCGGCTTTCCCCTGCGCAAATATTTATGAGGACGCCTCCTCGAATAAATAGATGTAGACTTCCCTCCTCGGGCTTTCATACTGCGCTAGATTAGTGAGAGCGCCCCCTCGAATAAATATACCATCAGGTCCCGACTACGCGTCAGGGACCTCCTCCCCTCCTTCGTGGAGAGGGGCAATAGCGTCGAGAAACTGCTTGATGATGTCGTAACAATCGTTGTCACGCATCTCGTGCAGAGTCTGTCGCATATCAAATGGGTCAGCGTCTGGCTTGCAGAGCATGCCGGCGATAGCCTTGACATAGGACTCGAGGGGCACTTCCTCCTTGTTCACATCAAACGTGTGACTGCAGAAGGACGCCATGTGGTCTGACTCAACCACGTCTCTGACGGTAATACCGAAATGCTTCGCCGCCTCTATGTACTTTTCCGGTCCCGGAAAGCCGAAGGAGACACAATCGTCTCCAGCGGCAATCGAGAACGTACTTTCCAAGCCGAGGAACAAGGCGATAAACGCATCATAGAGCAACCTCAGAATGGTGTTACCATTCGATGTGAGGATGCACCCGGAACTCATCATCCCATTGACGGTGCGCGCCACGATCTCATTCACGAGAACGGCGCACGACCTGACTATCATAATAAACCAGAGCCTCTGGGCTTTCCACCAGAGGCTGGCCTGCCGTGCTGTCTTGAGCATCCGCTTGTCCAATTCGTGCACACCTTCGACATACATCTTCTCGGTGTGCAAGCTGTCAAATCCACTGACGTCGCTGGTGATCAGCTTACGCCACTTTCTCAACATCTTCCGTAGGACATCGCGAAATACAGCTCTCTGCTCATCGCTGAACCCAATGCCGATGGCCGAGCCGGAGACATACAGGTTTACATCGGACTTCCAAATCCCCGCCTTCTCGGTGAAGAACACATGTTGGACTATCTGGTCTGTGATAGACACAGGATTTATGCAGCGGTACTTGCCCTCCGCAACCTTCTCAGCCCTGTGTGGTTCGTCCTTGATGAACACTGTTGACGGATCCGCCAGACCCGCCAGTATGTAACCCATTGGGTCGCCACCCACCATCTCCTCGATCTCATCCGCCCAGTTCATGAACATATAGAGCTTAGCAATAGCCACCTTGATCACCTCGTTCCGCTCCTCCTCTAGCACCTGCTGATTTGTGCCATAGGTGAGGTTCCAAGGGTACCCCGGTGACTTGCTCCTGTCCACGCCCGCCAGGTATTTCAACACCAACTCCTCGTACCGCAGATACAACCCGATGTCGTCATCGGCGATGTAATCATGTATCTCGGTGTTCACGAGGGGGTGATTCCTGAGGACGTACTCGACGCCATCTCTGATCGTGGAGGAGTCAACCTCGACTCGTCGCCGTCCTTGGTCTGTTCGGACGTGCTTGCTGTAGGCCGATCGCTGGGCGTCTGGCCCGGAAGGGGGGAACGCGAAAGCCTCAGTCTTTCTAAGGATGTTTCTTCCACCTGCAATTTCAGCCAAAGCCTCCTGTCTTTCGCGCTTAACTCCGCGAGGTTCACGGACTTTGGCGTTGCGCCTTGGCTTGCATTTGCCGACGCGGGTGAGCCCCTCGTTGTCGATCCGGTCTTCAACTTCCGTGATTTCGTAGCCGCCGGCTGCAACGTTTCGTTCGAGCGCTTCAAACGCTTCCCCGATTGGGCCGCCGAGCCGTTGCCCCCTGACGACCCAGGTTGAAAATCCTTCTTGGGCTTGGCCGCGTTGACGGCCTCGTTCGCCTGGATGCCGGCTTGCTTCGTCTGCTTCATCTGTTCGAGAATGGCTTCGGTAAGCCGGGCCTGGGTCTCGCAGAAAGCCGCGAAAACTGCGGGCGGTGCCCCCGTAGACTCAAGTTCATACTTGGGCATGTCCTTCTCGCGGGCCGCAGTGGTCTCACGAATCAGCTTCTTCTGCCTGTCGACAAGCGCCTTGTATTCACGGAGGTCGGCCTCAAGGGCCAAACGCTTCTCCGTCTCAAGTCTAGCATGAGCTACAAGTTCTTGCATCTGGGTGCGGATCTGCTGGAGTTCAAGGGTCTGCGCTTCGAAGCGCTCCTCCCTGACAATCTGCTGGGCATCCAAGACTTCCTGTTGTCTCTTCGCCGCCTCACTCTGGGCTTGACGCATCTCTCGGATGGTCTCCAGAGCCTGGTCGCGGGCGGCAGTGAGCCTCTCGACCTCTGCGCGGTCCCTCTCGGCCTCTTCACGTGCTTCAACCGCCTGCAAGCGTTCGGCAATCTCCGTCAAACGGTTCATGACGTCCTGCTGTCTCCTGCTGGCCGCGCGCTGTGCGTCGCGGATTTCCGGGAGTTCGGTGACGTCCGGGGGGACGCCTTCCCCGGATTCCAGAGAGATGACGATTGTTTCCATGACTGGCTCACCTTCCCCACGAGGGGTGATGGAAGCAGAGGAAGCTGTGTCGAGGTCGGAGTCGGATGGACTCACGTTGGTTGGTTGCTGGGCGGGCGGAATAACGCCGACAGTGAGATTGCTCTCAAAGTCTTCGCTGTCGCTGTCGCTGTCGCTACCTGACGGTAGGTCAGCGAGATCGCCCCATTGTATGGGCTGTCCTGCAGCGCCAGTGATGATGCGTCCAGCGTTCTTCTTGCGTGTCTCCACGCCATCGAAGCCGACCATATCGTCGTCGGGGACTTGGCCTCGCGTATTTCCGTAGACTGCGCCGTCGGAGTCAATGACTATGCCGGCGCGCTTCATCCTCGCCGCGTCCTTGGCATTCATGTGGTCGCGGTATTCCGGAGCGAAGTAGACGTGCGAATTCGATGTTTCGTGCGTCTCAAGCTCGACGGTGTCGCCGTCCTCAGCGTGCGCAATGACATTCTGAGCGTGCGTGCCCAAAATGCCATCGATTCTGTTGACCGACAAGAAAAACGGTACGAAACTGTTGCAGTTCCTGTTCGTAATGCCAGCAATGTGCACTCCGTGTACGGTGTCACCACGTCCCATCACTGGGGCACCAGAGGCACCCTTGACGGTGTAGATCTCATGACCGATGGTCATGGTCTTGTCGAACTGCATAGTAGCAGAGCCAGAAGATGAGACCCAGCGCCTGAGGCCGGAGTCGTAGTACGTCATCGAGAGATACGCGTTCTGCGCAGTGGGTCGATACTTCTTGAGCATCGAGACACCTGCCATTGAAAACCAACCTTCTTCCACAGGGAACCAAGCAATGTCCATTCCCTCCGGGCGGGATGTGACCTCCGCGGTGTTGATCTTCCTGAGTTTCGCGTCGAGAGGGTTCTCAGACGCGGCCATGGAAAAAGCTCCATGCTCAATGACGTGCGCCGCCGTGACGACGTAGTTGTGCCAACGGAATCCTTGCCCCAGCACTTGGCCGGCTTTGTTGAAAAACACGACCATGTACTTGGGCCTCCCATCCTTGGCATAGTACCGCTTGTTGGCTGTCGCCATCTCGGGTACGACGTTGGGTTCGCTTTGACGATTGAACGTCGAAGCCTCAGGGTTAATCCACCCCAAGATCGTCCCGTCGGGCGTCTTGATGCAAATCTTGACGATTACATTCGACGCGTCGACGAGGTAGCCCGTCTCGAGCTTATCACCGTAGTAATGAAGCTCGGGTTCAGCCACTTCTTCAGCCTCTTCGTACTTGATACGGCTAGCCTGCCAGCGATACTTGATCACATACCAGGGCCGCAGCACGAAGTTGGCGACCGATCGCGAGACCGACCCACCAAGGACGTAAAGAAGCGTGACGATCACAGTGATCGCGAGCATGTCCAGCACAAAGGCCTTGTGCTGGTAGAGGATTGTAAAAAGACTTAAAACCCACGCGCAGACGTTGTAGACAACGCTGCTGTGGAAGTCCTCCGACGTGCCATCGTAGAATCCACCGAGATAATCGGCGATGTAGTTC